TTAAACGACCTCCCATTCCGAAAACGTCGGGATCGTAAAAATTCCGCTGTCGTCGATTGACTGTATAATTTCGATTATTCGGGGCGTTGCCGCTATACCACCTGCGCTTTCAATTTGTACGATATCGCCCAAATTGTAATTAACGCCGTATGTGTAGTAATTCGCAATTTCGCCGTCAAATGTTCTGTTATTTTTGGCATCGTGCAGCGCGTCACGCCCTGCCGATTTCAATAACGAAACTTCTGAAATGCTGCTTTGATTGACGAACGTTTCAAAACGATTTAACCCTGTCGCGTTACCATACGACGCGTATAATTTGGTGATAAATTCACCGCTGCCGCCGATCAATGCAACGTTTTTGTAATTCTCTGCGTCGTCGGTGTATGTCGTTTCTGCGATATTCTCCGCGTCAAAAATAACATACGGGTTTTCGGTCTGATTTCGGGAGCGGTCAACGCCGTTGTAAATTTCAAAAACAAATCCTGCGTCGGAAAATGTGATTTTGAAACCAAATCCCGCCGTTTCACACAACGTTTTAACCGCTGTCAATAGGTTTGTACCCGTGAAATTTGTTTCCGATATTTCCGCCGTCAGATGCTTTAACGGGGATTTTGTCAGATTTGGCAATACCCGTTTTGTATCAATCGGCGTGATCGCGTTTTCATTCAGCAACGAATAAATACATTCTTCGATACGACCTGACACGATCGAGACATTCCAAACAACGCGTTGCGACAAAATGTTTTCAACTGATTTGCCCGAAATAGTAATATAGTTTCCGTTTTCCACGCTGTCAGACTGTGTAATTGATTTTATAATCATTACGGTATTATCAGTATTACGGCGGATATAACGGTTAATTTTGCACATTTCGAGTATTTCGGGGGTTGATCTGATATAAATTTCAAAATCCCCAACGTCGTTATAACGCAACGTCCAAATTACCGACGTGTAATTGTCAATAATTCCAACAGCGTTCAAATTTTCGTCGTAAACGTAAAAATCCATATTACACCCCCGCGAATAAGTCGTAATGTTTGAATGTAACCGACAACGCCGTTGCGCCGCTGTTTGCACCCAATAGCAGCGTATTATTACCGCGCTGTAATTGCAGCCACGATGTACCCGGATCAAGTGCATTGATTATATTAAAATCAACACCTGAATGTGATAAAATCACGGATTTTTCGCCACTTCGGGTATTTACGGTTACTTTGTCGCCCGAAACAAAATCGCGGTTTAATTGAAAATATTCGCCCGTCACCGTGTTTCTAATAACAGGTGCTGAAACTGATCCAGAAAAATTTAGTTCGATATTCATGCCCACGGGAACGTCGCCGTTGTTTGGAATTGTAACGGTTGTTTCTGCTGTTTCTATCGTGCCACTGTTGATCGTTTCCATAACGCTTTTGAAATACGGTTTCGGACAAATAATAGATATCTGCGCCGTTTCGGTCATAGTGAACAGATCACATTCAAACGTTTCAACGTAACCGTCAATGTACACGTCCCGCGATCCATTGGAAAAATACAAACGGCAAAACTGTTTTGTTTGGAAATAGTCGTATAGTTTAATACGGCTTGTTTCGACGTTTCGGACAAAACATAACGTTATTACGATATTGCGATAACCTAACCGCGCCGAATTATAAGCCACGCCGTCATTTATTCCCGCCGTTGACGTGTTAATATTTGCGGCGACGGGTGTTAAATTGCTAACACCCGTAATCGCGTAATTATCATTGCGCGTCAGCCGTAACACATCGCCCGAAATGTTTTTAACTGATAAATCAAACACCGCTTGTCACCGCCTTAATAAATGCCGTCTGCTGCTTTGACTGCCTGTATATTTCAAGGCGGTTCAATGCTTTCGGGCTGTTGTTGGTTTGGTTAAATGTGTAATTGTTTACCGTGCTGTTTGTACTGTTGTTTCCTGCTGCTCTGCCGCCTAACTGCTGCGACATTTCAGCAGCAACGCGTTTGATCCACTGTGTATTTTTTTCAAGGGGCACAACCGCTTCCGCGCCGTCGCCCTCTAAATATCCGACCTGTCCGCGTTTCAGTACGCCGCCCTTTGCGAGTTCGGGAATTTGCGGGATTTTCAGCGGGTTTTCACCCCATAACCCTTCAAACGGTTTTATTCCCAAAATATCAACGTTTCTGATCGTGTTCAACATATCGTTAATTGCATTGAACGGGATTGAAATAACCTTGTTAATTCCGCGAATAATCGCATTAACGACCGTCGTAAATGCCGAAACGATACCGTCCTTGATACCGTCAAAAATTTTTCCGCCCGTTGAAAAAACGTCTTTGACCGCCTGCCACGCTGCCGAAAATTTTTCACGAAACCAATCGACCACAACACCGAATACGGACGTTATACCGTCCCACGCCTCCGCTGCACCCGATTTGATTTTGTCCCACATATTCGCGAAAAATCCGCCGACGACTGAAACGAGATTATCAATAAAATTTTTGAACCCCTCACAATTATCGTAAATCAGTTTAAACGCACCTGCGAACGGGTTCACGATCAGCAATAACAACGACTGCCAATTTTCCTTGATAAAATCCCAAATGCCCGTAAAAAACGATTTAATGCCGTCAATCGCAAATTTCGCGGTTTCTTTGATCTTGTCCCACAAACCTATCCAAAATTCGCGGAACGCGTCAGATTTTTTCCACAACACAACGAACGCCGCAACTAACGCCGCGATCGCCGCAACGATCAGTCCGACGGGGTTTAACGACATTACAAGGTTTAACGCCGCCTGCGCAACGCCGACCGATTTTATAATCGGGATCAGTATTGTAAATGCTGTGATAATGCCCTGTATAATCGTAACCGCTTTGAACGCTACGAACGCCGCGCCAATACTCGAAATAATCGCGATAATTTTATCGCCGTTTTCGATGATCCACGGGATCGTGTCGCCCTTTAACCATTCGACGAATGATTTGATCGTTGGTTCTAATTCGTCCATTATTGGCTGTAACAAATCGACTTTGATAATTCGCCCGATTTCATCAAACGCGCTGCCCAAATCGTTGTATTTGATCGCGTCGATTTCCGACAATGTTTCCGCGGTTTTATCCGCTTCGCCGTTGACGTCGGTTAATGCTTTTACGCCCTCAATGCCTAAATCTTCCCACATTGTACCGAACAAATTAACGCCTGCTTGGTTTTGTACAACGGCGTCGTCCATATTGAACAATGCGGTCAAAACGTCATTTGTTGCCTGCTGCGCACTTTCGCCGCCTGCTGCAAAACGGGCGCGCATTTCGCCGGCGTCCATATTTAACAGTTCATACGCTTCATCGGTTGATGTTGCGGTGTCTTTGGCACGTATGCCAAATTCTTTCATTGCGTCGCCGAGTTTATCGACGCTAAATGTTCCCGCTGCTGCACCGTTTTCAAGGCTGTTGAAAAACTGTTCTGCGCTGTAGCCCTGCTGTTTGTAATGCACGGAATATTCGTTAATGCTGTCGAGCAGATCGCCGTTTTTGTCAAGTCCGTTTTGTGCGCCCTGTGCGATCAGATTAAACGCTTCGTCGCCTGTTATGCCGAATTGATCCATTAACATATTGGCGGCGCGCATTGTTTCGTTGACTTCAAAACCGAATGTGTCGCGTAAAATAATAGCGTTTTTGGTTAATTCCTGTATTTTTGACGGGTCGGTTTCCTTTGACGTCTGCGCGACCTGTGCCATTGCGTCGGCTACGTCGTTCAGACTTTCGCCGTAATTGTTTTTATATAATTCGGATATCTGATCTTCAAATTCCGCCATTGCGTCGGTTGACGTTCCCGTTTTGGTTTGGAATGTATTAAACGCTTGATCGGACGCCGTTGTGAGTTCTTTCAGACTGTCAACACACCATTTGATCCCGTCCGCAACCAAATTCGCGATCACACCCTTTGCGATGGTGAACCCGTCCGACAACGTTTGAACGCCGTCGCTTGCGTCGTCTGCTGCGTCTCCGATATAGTCCATAGCAGCCGCGAACCAGTCCGCCGCACTGTCGGCATTGTTTAACGCCGTTTTGTTTGCGTTCAGATCGCCCGATAACTGCGAAATTTTCGCCGCGAGCTGCTGCGCTTCGTTGGTTGCTTTTTTACCCTCAACGACATAATTTGAATATTCGCGCTGTAGCCGCTTCAAGTCACTTTCCTGCTGCGAAATTTCGTTTGATAATTTGTCGTATGCGGAAATGTTATTTTGTGCAGCGTCGCCCGCGTCGTCGGTTGCGTTTGTAACCTGTTCTAATTGGGTTTTATAGCTGTTCAGTTCGGTGTTTGTGCGGTTTATGTTCGCCTGCTGTTTGTTGATCTGTATTAACAGTTCTTGCGCTTCTTTGGAATTTTCGCCCATTGCTTCCGCGGTCAAATCGTACTGCTTTTTCAGCAGATCAAGTTTTTTATTTTCCGCGTCCTGCACGCTTTCCAACTGCGATATTTTCGCGGTCAGTCCGTCCGCGCTGCTGCTCCAATCGTCCATAGCCGACGCCGCCGCGGAAAACTGCGCGTTTGCAAGTCTGATTTGACGGTTTGCGTCTGTAAGTCCCTTTTTCAGTCCCGAAATATCGGCTTTGAACCGCATTGTTGTTTCGTTGTTGTTTGCCACGTTATCACCACCCGAATATTAAAACCAATTATCACCCGCGGGTTTCATTATGCGTTTTTTCTTCCGCTGTTTTTTCAGTCGCCGCACGATCAAAAATATTTCGTGTGCGGGTGATCTGCGAATTGTAACGGGTGTGAACGCGGGGAAACGTTCACACAAATTACATTCGAGATCAAAAAACACTTGATATAGGGGCGTGTTATCAATTACGCCCCCTTGTGGTTTTTTGACATTAACGCCCTTAATTCGTCCATTGTGTATTTTACGATATCCACAAACAGCGGAACGAGTTCCTTGACCTTTGTGCGCTTGATTTCGTCGTCGGTCAGCCCGTCGAAAATCTGCTTTAAGAATGGTTTCAGATTATTCAGCGTCTTGATAACAACTTTTACGACCTCTTTTTCGTCGTTCAGATTATCAAAATCAATAACGTCGAGTAAATCCTCAACAGTACCGAACATAATGTCGATTTCTTCCGCAACATATGTTTTTTCGATGTTCTTTCCGTTGTAAATATTAAGTTTCAGATCAGCCATTTTAAAACCCTCATTTCATAAAATTTTGATATGTAAACGGCGCGGAATAATCGGAATTACCCGCGCCAAAAAATCAGCCTGTTGACTTTACGGTTACTGTATCGGGTGTCTGTACGCTGTCGAAAAATGTTGACAAATCCGCCTTGTCGAAACGTTCGTCAACGATAACGCCCTTAACAGGTGCTTTTTCCCACGATGTACCGTTATACTTGCCCTTTGTGAATTTGTGTGTTGTTGCAATGCCTGTGAACGTCAGTTCGGTGTTTGTTGTGTCTGTACCGTCGTTTTCGGTTTCGTTAGTTTCGTCGGGAATACCGAATGTTCCCTTTAAACGCCATACATAACGATACTTACCGTCTGTACCCTTTGTTCTATAACCGATCGCGAAATACTTGACAACACGTTCGCCGTCAATCATCATTCCCGTTGTTGCGTCAAATGACTTTCCTGTGATCTCTGCGAGTGTTTCAAGGGACGGGGGCGCGATCGTCAGTGTGATTTCGTCCGCTGCTTCGGACGATACAACGATCATTGGGTTGTTGTCGTAATAATGCGCTTCGTTGCTGCTGTCTGTTGATTTTGCGATCGTTGCAACGGGTGACAGTGTTTTTACTGTGCCTGTAACATAACCGCTGCCGTCGCCTGTTTCGTTGTCGTCGTTTGTAACCTCTGCATAAACGAGATTATCAACGCCGCGAAATTCAAAAATATCAGCCATTGTTAAAACCTCCTTAAATACATTACATCAACCCCGCGCCCGTCGTGCGTTGGTTCGTCGCTTGCGACGCTGTAACCGTCGCCGCTGATTATAAAACCCGCTGCGTGCAATTTTGTAATTGCAGCGCGTAAAACGCTATAAACATTAGCGGGGTTGTTGCTGTAAAAATTAATTTCGTACCTGTATAACACCGACGCCGCGGCGTTGTCGTAATGCGTGCCGTCTCTACTGCTGTTATTCCAAAATGTGAAAAAATCGTCGGGGCATGGTTCATTAGGTAATAACGAACCCTGTAACATTACGGGATAACCGAACGTTGACAGCGTGTCGATCAGTAAATCTTCCACTTTTACCCCTCCAAATCTTCAATGGCATTTTGTAACGCTTCCGAAACGGTTTCGAAAAATGCTTTGTTGGTTTTCGCCTTTGTGTAAACATCTTCAAGTATTGGATCGGGTTGCATACGGGGCGTTCCTGTTATCAATAACGTTCCAACGCCGTTTTTGGTTTTATCAAAACCAATACCGATCATTGCAACCGAACCGCCCCACGTTACCGTTGGTTTTCTGATAACGGTTTTCGCGGTATTACCTGTTGAATATTCACCATCTGCGGGCAACCACTTTTTCTGCATACCCTCTATTGTGTCCGCTGTCGGATCGTCCGCCGCCTGCTCCAACGCGTCCGAAACGATTTCCTTTAAATCTCCGTTCAATTTGTTGATTTTTTCAAGGTATTCGTCGAACCCGTCAAATTCAGCGTAAAATTTACGGCGTTGCTTCTTTCCGCCGCGACTGCCTTTGTAACCGCCCATATTACGCACCCCCGCGAATTTCACGGATTTTGAAACGCATAAATTGACAACGCATTTCAATATTTTCGGGCGTTCCCAAAATTTCATACACACCCCCGTCAGCCGTTATAACGCGGCTGTCGGCGGTAATATCGGGGTTGTACCACGTATCAACAACGGCGGTATTCTCAACGGTTAACGCGCCGTTTGACGTCGTTTCAGTGCCGCCAAACGTGCGAAAACTGCAATAGATTTCCCTCGCGTCCGTATATGTTTTTTTGGGTGATCCTTTAACTGTCACGATCTTCGGTGTCTGCAATGTCAAAACCACGTTAAACGGTAACGGTTTGTATGCCATTGTTTACGCCCCCGTTTCCGCTACAAGCTGCGCCGCCCGCTGCATAAAATAGGGCGATAATGTACCCGTGCCCGCGACGTAATTCCACAAATCCGAAACACCGCGGGAAACAATGCCGACGATTTTTTCAGACTGTAAAATTTCATCAGCAACGCCCGCCGATTTCAAAAAATCTTTCACTTCGTCAATGTAGATTTTCAACATTTCGTCGTGATATGTTCCGCCGATCAGCAGCGCGGTTTTAACCTTTGTCAGCAATTCAACGTCGGTCATTGTTTACACCCCGTTCCTTTAGTCGCTTGCCGCGGTCAGTGTGACAGCAACGGTTTTTGTGCCTGTCGTAACGTCAGACGCCGAAATTGTGGTTGTAACGTCGGTTGCGGACGTGTAACCGTCAGCGGTTGCGGTGTACTTGTATGTGCCTGCTTTCAGTGAATATGTGCCGTCGCCATTCGCTACAACAACATTTCCGCTTGCGTCCTTGATTGAAAAATCCATTTCCGCGGGTGTTTTGGTGAATGTAACAACACATACGTATTTGCGGTTGAACGCGTTCAGCATATCAACGATGTTCCCGTAACTGTTAGCGGGAAGTGTTTTCCCGCTAACGTTTTCGAGTGCGTGCTGTAATGCGTCAACAATGTACTTATCGTTCATTGTTTACCCCTCCGATCAAGAATTTGCAGCCTTTTTGATAATCAGAACGCCGTTAGGGTCTGCAAGCTTACCGTCACAAATCATCATTGCTTTGCTCTTGATTTCGTTCGCGTCGTTGTCGATCCAACGGGTTGTTGTGATCTGCATATTTGTGTTAACGACGTAATCGTTCAGATTTGCGAAAATTGCCACAATGTCGCCCGCTTCGGCTGTGTCAAAATCCTTGACGAGTGTGTTTTCAACAGTTTCAACAGTCTTTCCGCCGAAACGGTATGTTTCGCCGTCTGTAATGCCGTAATTGATACGCGCAATAGGCTGTCCCACTGTGTCAACCATGCCGTCAATGTATGCGTCAAATGTAGCCTGTGACATAATAAACACGCCGCTGCGATATGCCTTTGCCATTTTAGCAAAAACGCGTTTCTTCCATTCCGCCCACTTTGTAAACTGTGCTTCTGTCATTGTAATGACGTTTGCAGCGGGTACGCGGTTATCAACGGTAATACCTGTAGGCTGTCCACTGCCCGAACCGTTTACAATGGCTTCTTCGAGTGCGCGAACCATTGCTTCGACAACGAGAGTTGAAAACAGATTTTCAAACATAGGCAGCGAAACGACATTGACAAGAATTGTCTGTGCAACCTTACATTCAAGTCCGTAATAGCTGAATGTAATCTTTGTGTTAACGCTGATCTTCTTATCGGGACTTGCCTGTGTTTCGGTGATCCACTGCGCTGTAGGCTTTACAGACAGAATAGGAATTTCAACGCCGCCCTGTACATTGATCTTACGAACCTTGTTCCAGATATTGCCGTATGTGTCCATTTTCTGAATGATTTCATTCATAATAGTTGTAGGAATAACGGCGGACGCGTCGGACGTTGTAGTTGTTGCGCGAACCTCTGCGGGAATTACTGTGCCGCGACAAACGTATTCCATAAACGCCTTGCGATATTCGGGTGTGTCGTTTGCGTCAACGACTGCTGGTGCTGCTGCGGGTGCGTTAAATCTTGCAATAGGGTTGTGACCCTGTGACAGTGTGCCGCCTACTACGGGAGCGGGTGCGCCTGCTGTTGCGCCTGCTGCGGGTACGGGATCAGCCGCGCCGCGTGTGTTTGTTGCGTCAATGTCTGCAATCTGTTCGTTGATATCTGCGATATCGCCGTTGATATCGTCGATCTGTGCATTGATTGATCTCAGTTCGTCAATGTGCTGTGTGTCCTTTGCACGTGCTGCGAGTGCGTCGCGCTTTGCTGTCAGCTTTGCAAGACGCTTTTCAAGATACTTTTTCATGTTGGTGTCCTCCTTAAATTTTCGAGTTTATAAGTGCTTTCATTCGTAAAACTTCAATTTCATTGTTCGCGTTTTTCGCGCTTTCCAGTGCCGCCCGCGCATTATCCAATGTTTGAGTGTTACGCGCTGAAATTGACGTTTCGGGATATGCGGGAAATGTTACCGCGGATACTTCAAACACTTTCCCGATTTTCTTTATGTGCCTTGTTGGGTGATCGCTTTCGAGATTTTCCCAATCGTCGGCGTCAACGGTAAACATGAACGACATTCCGTCAATGTCTCCCCGCTGAATAGCAGAATAAAGATTTTTCGCGTCGGAATTATTCGCCGTGTCGAGATTTACACGAATATTCATTCCGCCGCCGTCAACAGTCATTTGCATTGTGCTGTTTTCGTTGTTGTTGCGTGACCTTGCAAGTGGAATCATATCGGTGTTGTGGTTTACCAAAAACCGCACGTCCTTTAAATCCGCGCCGTCAAGCGCGCCCGCTTCGATGATTTCATCAAATCCGCCGATGTTCGTTAAACTGTTGTACAAAATCGGCTTGCCTGTGACAAAATCGCCGTATTTTTCGTTATTATCCGCCCGCATTTCAAACGAATAACGGCGGATTTCCTTATTGTCAGTTTTGTTCTTCATTGTTCGCACCTCCGTTTGTGCCGCCTGTGTCGGATTTCTTACCGCCTGTCTGATACTGCGCCGCCAAATCAACGGAAACGTAATTCAACGACTGCATACGCACGCCTTCAAGTTCTTTCAGCGGGCGTAAACCCAACGAAACACGTTTTTCATTCTCATACAAACCGCCGCTGTCGCCCAATAAGCGGATCATTTCGAGCGTTTCCGAAATGCTCATAAAAATAAGATTTTTCGGATAAAAAACGATCTTATTTCCGAAACTGCGTTCACCGTCTGTCAACATAATTCTTGTAAATTCCTGCGACATTTGGTTGATGATTGGTTCAAGTGTTTTTTGATAAAACGCTTCATACTGCGCCTTTGTGTAATCGCCCGTTAGGATCGAAAGCGGTACGCCGAAATTACGCAAAATCTTTTCGTCGATAAATTTCAGCGTGTCGGCGTCAACTAACTTGACGTCCTTTTTGATTTCGCGAAAATCTGCCTTTAAATCCAACGGTAAAAAACCACTTTCGGATCGCTTCAACTTCGCTTCAAGTTTCTGCAATTCGTTTTCGGTTTTGCCGTCGTCCATTAACGTGTTATATTTCACAACGCCGTTAATGCTAAAACTTGATTTCATTGCAGCAGATACGCCGTGTAATAAATCGCTGTTTAACTGTAACGTTTGTAGCAGCGCGTAATTATCGGGCTGCCCCGATTCGTTACCGCCCATAAAATCATTTACGGAATAGTTGCGGCGTAAATGTATAACGTCGCTGTATGGTAACGTTGTTTCGCTGCCGTCGCCGAAACGGAATTTGATGAATAAACGCCCGCTTGCGTCCTCAATAAAATCAACGTTCTGCGGCTGTATTGGATAAATCCCCGTGTAATGTCGCTGTGTGACCCCCTTGTTATCAACCCAACTGTAGTAAATCGGGACGACAAACGCGTTGTAATTTAGAAACAAATTCCACGCGATTTTTTCAATAAAATCACACGTTGACATTAGTTCATTAGGGTTATTTAACACGTTCTGAATGTTACTATTGATTGGCGCACAATCGTTTCCAATTTCACGGATATGTGTAGGGGTCAATTTTTTGAGTTCCAACACAATACAATTTATAGCCTGCTGCACAACGTCCGACGCATAAATGTTTGTGCCAAACTGCGAAAATATCGGTGTGCCACCTGTTAACATCTGCGCATATGTCGCGTTATTGGGTTTGCGTTTAAACAAATTCGTTAGCCAATTCAAAATATTCACCCCCCGCCGATCATCTGTAAAAATTCTGTTCGATAGCGGCGAAACATTTCATATAAAATAATCAATGTAACCGCGCCGTCAATTCGTTTCGTACTTTCGGTTTTGACGCACAAACACCGCCCGCGGCTGTCAACGTCAATCAACCCGTTTTTCAAACACCACTTGTCAACCTCATTTTCGTTGTAGTTGATTAGTTGATGTTTAAAATCGTTTTCGCATAACTTCATAGCATTTGACAACGTTTCGGCGTTCTGCAAAATCAGAACTAAATCTTCATTCGCTTTTTGCCAACCGTAAAATTCCATTCGGTTGATCCAATCCTTTGAAAACTTCTGATCGTACCCCGCGCGCCATAGTTTAATGTTGTAATCTTTATACAAACTGTAAAACCAATCAGCGACGCGCGACAAATCAATGTCGTTTCCCTCCGTGATCGTGATTAACCCGTTATGTGCCCACTCTTTGTATTTTGCGCCCGCCGCTGCGTCGTCGCTTTCGGTCAGTTTGCGTTCGGGTATAAAATACATTGTGTGTATGTATTTTGTTTTGTCGTTCGGTTTCATCAATAAAATTTTTGCACACGTCAAGTCGGTTGTTTCCGATAGATCGACCGCACCCAAACAGATACAACCCCGAAATTCTTCGAGATCATACACGGCGGTATAGTCGTAATCTTCAATATTCAGCCAACTTTCAGCAGCGTTTTGTTTTATGTTAAAATCCTTTGATAAAACGAATATTCGGTCAGCCTTTGACGTTTTGGCAATGTCAACTTGTTCGTCCAAATACGACCACTTTTTGACGATCCCTAACGTCGGATTTGATTTGACCCAACTTGAACGATCCTGCCAAATTTCTTGTTCGCTGTCCTGCGTATATAGCCACGGCAAAAACCTTTTCGCGGAAATTCCGTCGTCCTCACCGTTGATAATTTTTCGCGCCTTTTTCAGCTCTTCGTCGAGATATCCACCAACCACAAAACCCTCTGTTGTGATGTTTATAAATTTCGGGTTGTCTTTCAATGACTGCGACTGTTCGATTGATTTTGCAATTACGTTGTCTTTCATTTCGTGCGTTTCGTCAATTATTGCAAAATCAATGTTTCGTCCCTCTTTATTTCGGGTGCGATCAGACAGTTTGAAAATTTTTGTGTTGGTGTTGCGGTTCAAAATGAAACGTTGATTTCGTTTCGTGTCTAAATCGTTAGGATCATACAACGACCGCATTGTGTCGATCGCGTCATATGTTAACGACGCCTGCGCGTCGTCATTCGACGAACAAACCAAATCCGCGCCGTCGTTGCCGCAAATAAATTCACTGTTTGCAATGCCGCTGCACGTTTCGGATTTTGTGTTTTTACGGGCGATCAGCAGCAGAATTTTTTTGAAACGATCAAACCCACTGTCAGCCATTTTGAAACTGTACATCGTTTCAATTAGTGCCTTTTGCCACAACATTAAAATCATTGGTTTTCCGTAAAACGGCGATTTCGTTAGTTTTATGCAATTTTCCATAAAATCCATACGCAACCGCGCGTCGTCGGTGTTGTAATAATATTCGTCGTTGTGAAAATCGGCTGCAAGGTTGTTCAATTCCTGCCACAATTCGCGCCCCGCGATTATTTCGCCCGTTTCAATTTTCGCGTGATATTCCAACAAAAACGAATTGCCGGGCGTCCAAATTGTTTTATTATTCACGTTTACCCGCTCCCGATCTTCTGATTTGCCCATTTACGCAACGGGCTTTCGTCTGTGTCGATATCGGTATTGGTAACACCCGATAATAATTTGATCGCGTTCAAATACTGCTGCAAATATTCTTTGTACAACTTTGCAGCGGGTGTAATTTTCTGCTGTGAATTGTCCGCGGGGTTGACACGAATTTTCGGTAAACCCCGTAAAAAATTCAACTGTTCTTCAAGATACAAAATTTCGTCAATCAGCGGGGAAACAACGGAATTATTCGCGTCGTTCAGAATTTTTAACAATTCGCTGCGTCTATCTTCCATTGTGTTCCCCTCCTTTAAACATTAAATCTTGTAATATCCGCGTTGTAGTTGTTTAGGATTTCAATTTGACTTAGCGCACGTTCATAATATGCGACACGATAAAATTTATACGCACCTGCTGAATAATATGAACC